AGCGGCGTCACCGACCCATCCAGCACCGTGCCCACCCGGCCGGTCCAGTCTGGCGGCACATCGGCATCGGTCAGCGTGTCGATGATCTCGGCCGCCGCCACCATGCGCAGCACCGATGTGCCGTCTTCACCGGCCTCGACGCCCTTGACCCGCAGCGGCAGGCTTTCCTGCCCCAGCACGCCGACATGCACCACCGCCCCCGGCGCGGGCATCGCATCTGCGTCCGGCAGTTGCAGCGCCCGCGACGGCCCCGCGCGCCAGGCAACCGGGCGCAGCACCGAGGTGGTGATCGCGCGCGCGGGATCGCCGGGATCCGGCGTCACCACAGCAAAGCGGATGCCGTATTCGCTGCCCGCCTCCATCCCGACCTCCTCGTCGATCTCGATCAGGCTGCCCATCATGCCCAGCACCCGGGCCGCGACCATGCCGCGTTCGAGCACGTCCCACGATCCCATCACCAGATCGCCGCGGGTGGCGATGCCCGCGCGGCCGCTCTGCAGCGCCGAAAAGGTGTCGGGGCGGTGGATCAGCTCGTACATCCGCCGACGGCATTCGCGCCAGACCTCGTCGGGATGGGTCTTGCCGGGCAGTTTGATCGACTCGATCAGCCTGATCTCCCCTTCATGCCCCGGCCATGGCACGATCCGCTCTGCCGCCTCATATTCGGCGGTCTCGTCGAGGAACCGCACCCTGAAGGCATGGGGCGGATCGAAATAGGTCCGCGACCAGCCGAACCCGGCCGCGTTGCGCGGGTTGATGTGATCGACCGCCAGATCGCCGGGCCGGTCGATCACCACGCCCCAGCGCAGCATGTCATGGCGCGGGCTGGCGCGCCCGGCCGAGCAGATGGCGATCAGCGCCTCCAGCAGCGAGGCATCATCCTCATGCACCGCGTTGTACTCAAGGCCGCGGGCCGCGCACCAGGCGTACCAGTCCGCGATCAGCGCCATGTCGATGCCGCTGTCGGCAACCGGGAAGTGGTTCTGCCCGCCCTGCAGCGCGTGCAGGCAGGCCGCGGCCGGATTGCGGGTCAGGACATTGTCCTGCCAGGCGCTGCCATCCCAATGCCGCCCATAACGCTGGACCAATGCCGAGAATGTGTCGAGCGCGCCAGAGAGCTGATGCGTCGCCCTGATCCGCAGCGCCACCAGCGCCAGCGGCCGGTCGCTGTTGATGGGATATTCCGGGCGGATCGACTGGATCGCCGCCAGCACCGTGCGGTCGGAGACATCGGTCGATGTGCTCTCATCCGTCATCCGGCTGATCTCCAGCTCCCAGCGGCCGCGTGTCGGCAAGACCCATGTGTGGCTGCGAAAGAACGGCTCGCGCTCCTTCGCGCTGAGGGTCAGCGTCACCACCTCCTGCCAAACCGCGTCGCCGGGCTGGCGCTGGCGGATGCGCACATCGACGCTCCGCGACCTCAGATCGCCGCCGCCATCGAGTTTGAAAAGCCCGGACGGCAGGCCGATGATCACCGTGCAGGCCCAGGTATCAAATGCGGTGAAGCGCTGCACCGGCACCTCCCCGGCCGGGCCCGCGATCACCTCGCCGCTGGAATCGCGCGGCTTCGGCCGGGTCAGTTCGGCATTGGCCGTCTCCTCCAGCACCTGGCGCGGATAGAGCATGACCGGCGCATCGTCAGGCCAGCCCTCGCGGACCTCGATCCCGATGTCCTGGTACTTGTCGAGGCTGGTATCGCCGATCTGGAAGGCGGAGAGGTGCAACGGGCCGTCGCCAAAACAAAAGAGCGCGCGCACATACTGATCGTTGCCGACGATCTCGGTATAGCTCGCGGCGGCGAATGGCGGCGCATAGCGCAGCCGCCCCAGCGGCATCGGCACCGGACGGTCGGGCCGCTCCTCGTTGCGCGGCGCGCCGATGGTCAGGCGGGACTTGCTGTCGCTGTTGCCCGATGGCTGTGGCAGCGGCACCAGCGCATTGACCAGCATCTGCCCGACCATGGTCAGCCCGGCGGCAAGAAGCCCCGTGGACGCGCCAAGGCTCAAACCGGTCGCGCCCGCCAGCGCCGGTGCCATGATCGGGGCAAGCTGCAGTGCCGCGACCGCGACCACGATCATCATGACCGAGCGCAGCGCGTCCTTGCCCGGCACGATCCGGATCACCACCCGCACCCCGGCCCTTGGCCGCACCCGGTGCCAGAGCGCCGGATCGATCGCCCCGGCCCCGGCGGGCGTTACCAGCGACAGGCGCACATGCGCGAGATCGGCAGGGGACAGGCCGGGCAGCGCCTGATGCACGATCTGGGCCAGGGTCAGCCCCTCGGGCAGATCGAGCGCGATGCGACCGGCGCCGGGGTCGATCAGCGGCGCGGCGAGGACCGGGACAACACCATGGGCAAGAGAACTGGTCATTCAGGGCTCCGGTTCTGCGAGACATGGCGGTAGATGCCCACAAGGCGCCCCGACCAGCGCGGCAGGCGGTAATCCTCGATGCGGGCCCCGGTCTCGGCCATGTGCAGCATCAGACCCGGCACCGCGATGACGCCGACATGCGCACGGTGCGGCCCGCGCCGGAACAGTGCTGCATCGAAGGGCGCGGGATTTGCCGCGACAGGCACCCAATCGGACCAGTCCGCTGCGCCATCGATCAGCGCCGCGATCTCGGCGGCCTCGGCCGCGCTGTGATAGGCGCCGTCATGCGAGGGCAGATCGACGCCAAGCTCCGCGGCATAGACCAGCCGCAACAGGCCCCAGCAATCGGCGCCGGTGAGGTCACGCCCGAGGTCACGGTGCGGCAGGCCGAGATAGCGCGCGCTCCAATGTGTCATCTGTGCAGCCCCGGAAAGCGGTCCTTGGTAAAGCTGAGGCCCGGCAGGCTTTCCTCCTCCACCGGCTCGCGGCCGATCGAGGTGGTGACCTCGCCCGCGCTGCCCTCGGCCAGCATCAGCCGCATTCCCGTCGCCTCGAACTCGATGACGTCCGCAGAGCTCGCCAGCACCACCGCCATATGCACCGTGGCGCGGCTGATGAAGCTGCGCAGCAGCCGCGCCACCTCGCCCGTCACCGCCTCGATCACGATGCTGGCCTCGGCCGGGGCCCCTTCCAGATCGCTTGGAAGCCCGGCGCTGGCGAGGATGAAGAGGAACGGCTCTGTCACCGGATTGCTGCCACGCCAGGTGGATCGCGTGCCGTAGATCAGCGGATCGATCGAGACGCGGTCGGCATTGTCGGTGGAAAGCCGGATCGGCGCCGCCAGATCCGGATGCTCGACCATGATCAGCACCACCTCGATCTCGGCCGAATGCGCGGCATCCTGTGCCAGCCTTGCATTGAGCGAGACGCGCCGGGTCATGGCAGCACCTTGACAGTGAAGGATATATGGAAGCGGACGTTGACCATTGTCTCCACCGGCGTGGTCGCGCCGAAGAGGCACAGCCACTCTGCCGCCAGCAGCAGCGGCGCGCCGTCGCCTGCCAGCACCGGCCTGCCGGTGTCATCCAGCATCGGCCAGCCATCGGTGGTGGGATCGGGCATCCGGAACGGCAGGCTGCCCATGGCGACGACCTCGTCATGGAATGTGTCGAACACCGCCTTCTGCGACCTCGTGACCGAGATGACCATGGAGACACCGCGGCTGACGCCTGACCAGCGGCGGCGATAGTCTGGCGGCCCGGCCCCGGCACGCCGGGCCAGCCGCGGATCGTCGGTCTGCCGCTGATAGCCCGCCCGGAGCGGGCGCGGCAGTTCGGAAGGCCAGATCGCGACAGTCATCGCCGCGCCCTCGGCGCCCGCACGCCCATCGCGCTCAGCGCCTTGTTCGCGCCGCCGCCGCGCCTGGTCAGCGCCTCGCCGACCTTGTCGGCGATGGTGAACGAAAGCGCGCGTCCGCCGCCAGGGGCCACGGTTTCCTCCATCCCGATATCAACGCCGCGGGACTGGTCGTTGAAGATGATGGTCATGCCGTCGCCCCCCGATCCCCGCGCATCGCGCCGGGACAGCACGCGCTCGCCCCGCTGCAGGATCGCCGGAACCTCGTCGTGGCGAAGCCCGGCTATCCCTCCGGAATGCATCCTTGGCGCGCCCGCAAACGCCAGCGCCGGGATGCGCCGCCCTGGTGTCGGCCCACCCACGATGCCGCCGCCATGGAGCACACCCGCGACGACGTTTCCGAAGGTGCCGCCAGGACCACTGCCAATCGCCTGCGACAGCAGGTTCGCCAGCGGCCCGAACAGGGATTTGCGCATCGCCAGTTTTGCCAGGTCCGCCAGCAACGAGGTGACGAGATCGTTGAAGTTCAGCTTGCCGGTCTTGACGAAGTTCGACATCGCCTCCTCGGCAGACTGGAAGGCCCCGGTCAACGCCTGGCCGATATCGCCGCCGATTTCCCGCGCGCGGGATGCGTATTCGGAAAGGGAGGCCGAGACCGCGCGCCAGCCGGTTGCGGCGGTCTTGGCACCATCCGCCGCGTCCTTGCCTGCCTGGCGCGCCACGCCGCCTGCGCGGCCTGCCTTGTCGTCGTTCTTGTCGAGCTCGTCGTTCAGTCGTTTCGAAGACCGTGTCGCGCTGTCGAGCGCGTCGGCGCCTTCATCGTCGGCACCGGAGATTGCATCCCGCAGTGCCTGCCACGCCGTCATGGGGCGCGCGGCGGCGTCGGCCAGAATGCCAGCCGCCTCGGAATATCCGGCCGCCCGCCCGCGCGCATCGTCAGCCATTCCGCCAAAGAGGTTTGGCGGTTCGACATAGGTTCGGTCCATGGCGGCACGGAAAGCCTCACCCGCTGCGGCTCCGGCCTCCGAGGCAGCGCCCTTGTATGGATTGTCGATCCTGCCCAGCGTCACCGGGTCCAGCGTGCCGATCCGCACACCGCCTTCGCCCACCGCCCAGTCCGGCAGCAGGTCCAGCGCGGCGTTCAATCCGTTGATGAAGTTGTTGATGCGCGTGACGACGCCATTCAGCATGTTCTCGACACCCGAGATCAGCCCGTTCGCCGCCTGAAAGGCGAAGTCGCCGATAGCACCGGGCAGCTTGCCCCAGATCACCTTGATCGCGTCGTAGCTGCCCTGGAATGCCCCGATCGCGCTGTTGCCCCATCCAACCACCGCGTCCGTCGCACCCTGCAGGCCGTCGTAGATCACCGCCTGCGCCGAGGCCCATGAAGATTCCACGCGCGCCCATGAGGCGCTTGCGCTCAGCGAAACGCGGTCCCAGACCTCCACCGCCACGTCCTTCAGCAAGCTCATGGCTTTTCCGAAACCGCCCGCGCCAGAGACGAGGCGGGTGAACTGGTAGACCAACTCGCCCGCCCCGACGATCAGCGCGCCGATCCCGGTGCGGATCAGTGCGCCGCGCAGGACGGCCAGCGCGGTGGCAAGGCCGCGCACGGACAGCGCGGCCGCAGCCAGCCCCGCCACCCACCGCCCGGCCAGCAACGCCGCGAAGGTGGTGGCATAGGTGGTCAGCCGACCGATGTTCGCGAACAGGCCCTGAATGGCCTTGCCTATCGGCCCGGTGGTGCGCGCCATGGCCGCCACGGCATCCGCCACCGCCTCCAGCGCCGGGGCGGCGGCCACCGCGAGCTGGTTCGACAGCCCCCGCCAGATCATCCCCAGCCGCGAGATCGCGTCATTGGTGCGCTCGATCTGGGATGCATCCTGCTCCGAGACGACAACGCCGAAATCGCGCACATCGTCGCTGGCCTGCCGCAGCGTTGCCGTGTCGATCCGCGTGAACACCAGTGCCGCACGGTCGCCGAAAAGCTGCGATGCGACAGCGGCGCGCTCGGCCTCTGGGACAAACTGGCCCAGCGCCTCCTGAATGGTGGCGATGCGCTCATCAAGAGGCATGCTTTGCA